TGGTCGATTGTCAGCTTTCCAACGTCAAGCCTCGGAAGAACGCACCAAGCGACTGGAACTCGAAGCCAAGCTCGCCGGCCTTCAGACCAAGGAAGCACCCAAGCCGTTAAAGGAATCCGCCACTACTCCGCGTCTAAAGGAGCTGGCTGAGAATGATCCGGCTTACCTAGAAGCTCTCGATGAGTTCCGCGCCCTGCAACGTAAAGAGTGGGAAGAGGAACTGAAGGCTCGTGACGCCAAACTAGACGGATACACCAAACTCGAAGAACAGCATCGAGCAGAAGAATACCAGCGTGAGTTTGTTGAAAAGCTGGATTCAGAGTTCGGTAACTGGCGAGAGGTCGTCTACAAGGTTGACGATAAGGGCGAGATACAGGTCAACGAGAAGAAGCAACCCATCTTCTCTGACGGCTACGCCCACTTCATCACCGATCAGCCCCCCGCCGTACAGAAAGCCATTCTCAATGTAGAGAGTCCAGACGATGCACTCTGGGCGATCAGACAGTACGAGCAGTGGGGTAAAAGCAAAGGCTTCATCAAGACAGAGGACGCGGCTGCAAAAGCCCCCAACCCTCAAGCCGATGCGATCAAGAACAAACGAGAGCAAGACCTAAAGAAGACCTCGGTTCCGAAGTCCAGCTCGACTCCCCTTGCCGTCAACACCCCGTTTGATCCGGGTGATGAGAAGGCAGTGGAGCGACTGCGACGCGCAGCCCGTGAGGCTCTTCAGAGGGGAGACCCGACAATCTTCAGCAACGCTCGATAGCGACACGCTACGCAGCAACGCGACATCCCACAACTAGAGACAAGTAACAACAACCATGACTCAGCTAGTCAATACCTATGGTGGTATTGGTTCGCGTACGAACGTCTTTGCAGACGAGAAGTTCCTTAGCCATGCGCTCCCGCAATTGGTTCTGGAACGGTACGCAACCGTCAAGCCACTCCCGAAAAACAAGACCCTGACGATCGTCTTCCGTCGCTCGATTCCATTCGACGTTACCGACGTTCCGCTTCAGGAAGGCGTAACCCCCACCCCGCTCGGCATTCAGTTTGAGGATGTCCGTGCAACGATGAAGCAGTACGGCGACTGGGTGCAGATCAGTGATGTTATTGCTGATACGCACGAAGACCCGGTGCTTGCAGAACAGACCGAACTGCTCGGCGAAAAGGCCGGCCAGACTCGTGAGCTGATCAACTGGGGCAACTTCCGCGCTGGTACGTCCGTCTTCTACGCTTCGACGGCCGCTACTCCGACTGTCCGTACCGACGTTAACGCGCCGATCAACCTGAGCCTGATTCGTAAGGTTGAGACGTTCCTTGACGCGCAGTACGCCAAGCGCATCACCAAGATGATCAACCCGTCTTCGGACTATGGCACTTCTGCCGTTCCGGAAGGCTACGTTGCTATCGGCCACACCGATATGCGCGGTGATCTGTACGACATCCCCGGTTTCACCCGGAAGGAGAAGTACGCGTCGGGTAGTCCGGAACCGAACGAAGTTGGTTCGGCTGACGGTCTGCGCTTCGTCATCTCGGCGTTCCTCAAGCCCCTGCCCGGTGCTGGTTCGGCCACGCTCAACGGTATGCGCAACACCAACGCCGCCGTTGACGTGTACTCGACCATCGTCTTTGGTCAGGAAGCAATCGGCACCGTGCCCCTCAAGGGCATGAACGAAGCAATGATCAAGGTGCGCAATCCCGGCACGATTGATTCGGGCGACCCGCTGGGTCAGCGCGGCTTCGTGTCCTACAAGATGTACCACTGCTCTCTGATCCTGAATCAGAACTGGATTTCCCGCATCGAGAGCGGAGCGACCCTGTAATGGCTATCTTTAAATGTGATCTCGTAAAGAACCGGGATCGTGTCAACTGTGTCAACCACGGCTTTCACGTTCCTTTTGTTGCCACTGTCACCATTCCGGCAGGCACCGTTATTGCCCTGAATGATGTCATTGAAATCATGGACCTCTCGTCCCGCCACCCGGTTGTGGGCCTTCGCGTCTACACCGATGACCTCGACGATGCGACCACGATGACGTGGGACGTTGGCTTTGCAAAGCTGACTCCCGGTACGGGTTACGGTGGAACGGACGCAAGCGGTGTTGCTACCGATTTCGACGTTGCTTCCGGCACCACGTACACGTCGCCGACCTCCGATCCGAACTACTACGTTGCGGCCGGTACTTTCGGTCGTGCTGCGGGCTACACCTCTCCGACTCTGGCTGCGACGGTTCTTGCCGATCCTGCCGGTATCGCGGGGCCGGTCCGTGTCACTGCAACGCAGACCGCCGCCACTCCGACGCAGACCACCGCGTCGCTGGTTGATCGCGTGATTCGTTTCGAGTTCGATGTTGCTCGTGCTACACCGACTGGTACTCAGACGGTGGATATGGGCGGCTACTAAGCCCTGTTGTAATCGAGAGCCCCAGTCTATCGGGGCTCTCATCTTCTTTGACACTTTTCACGGACGAAACTTAGAGACATGGCAAAAGGAACCGTACACGTAAAGGCCGAAGAGGCCAAGGCAAACAGCAAGGATCAGACAGAGTTTCTTGCAAGCATTCCTACCGAAGCACTGCCCGAAGTGGCGGCTGCATTCGGAGTTCCGGAAGACAAGATTCCCGAAGACGCAACGCGAGAGCAGCTCATCGAGCTGATCCAAGCAGCGAAGCGCCACGACATCTCCGTCGCCAAATCAATCATGCAAGACGGCAAGCCAATGGATTGTCCCGTTGGTTACGCAATCATCCGCGTCACGCCGAAGAATGGACAGGAATGGGGCAAGCGCAGTAAGGAAGTCTTCTTTGCCGCAATGAACGGATCGGCCCTCGTTGGCCGTCGTGGCATCCCCGTTTTGATTCCCGAAAAGTATCTGGCGTGCTTCACCGATGCGGTTCGCAAGGTGTACGACCAGGATCAGGAGTCGTTGAAGGTGGACTACAACCGCAACGGTGCCAACCTCGTCGAGTCGCAGGAATACGCAGAGGACTTCTCCATCCTCGCGCACGCGCCTGACCTCGAAGCTGCGAAAGCCAAGGAAGCCGATCTGAAAGCGGGCTCGGTCAAGTTCTTGAAGAAGAAAGCTGCAATGGCTGCCTACAAGGAAGCCATGTACGAGCAGAACATGGTCAACCAATCGTAACAAGCAACACCTGATCTCTTGAGGGTACACGCATCAATTTCCTAGACCTGGTCCGGAAAGCAATTTCCGAAGCTGGCATATCCCAGACGACCGAAGAACCAGAAACCCTCGAAGGTCTCACTGGTCTCGCTGCCAAGTTCAAGGACTGGGTGCGCGATGCGTGGGACGAAATCAAGATCGAGAACGATCAGAACGAGTTCACGAAGGCTTGGTTCCAATCCACGGTCAATCCACGCTTCTACTTCGATCTTGATCAGATCGGCATGACGGAGTGCTTCGCTGGCGATACGCTGGTTGGGCAGTTCTCCGGATGCACGTTTGATGTCACGAACGTCATCATCGTCAACGGTGGGCTCTGGGCGGATGGCACTGCTCAGGGCTTCATTGAGTTTGAGAACGCGGAAGGCACGCTCCCGTCTGATTCAGAGCCGATGCTCATCGAGGCTTCTGGAGAAGACTCCTGTCGCTTCCTCCAGTGGGGTGACTACCGTCTCGACTCCCAGACGGAGATGGGCTCGGGATACGTCGCCAACCTGCAAGACGTTTGGTGGCAGTCGCTCAAGATTGCTTCTGTAGCTTCGGCCACGTCTCCGCAAGGCGAAGTTCCCCTTCCCTATCTCGACTACTCGGGATTTCTTCAGCGCTTCGACACCAACGCTCAGACGTTGGGGCAGCCGCAGATTGTCACCGAGACTCCGGATGACGGCACTCGCATCTTCTTCTGGCCCCCTCCGGATCAGCCGTATCGCATACGCGGCTACTACTACAAGAACATTGATTCACTCATCAATGACACCGACACGCCTGATGGGCTGAAGGCCATCTATCACCCGATGATCGCTTGGCGGGCGGTGATGTACTACGGCCAGTACGAAGGCGGCAATCAGGCGATCGTCTCTGAGGCGAAGTCTCGCTACGTGGTCTACAAAAAGAAGCTGGACCGCGAAGGAACGCTTCCCGTGGTCATGCGCCCTGTCCGTCTCTGGTAATGGCAGGCGAGTCCCAATACCAGCAGGTTGTCGTCCCGCTGAGAGGCGGCTTGGACTTGGTGTCGCCGCGCTACGCAGTGACGCCAGGAACGCTCCAAGACAATCTGAACTACGAAACCTATTCCATCGCCGGATATGGCGTCATGGAGGGCATCGCTCGCTACGACGGCACCACCCCTTGCTTCAACAGGGATTGGGTGATTGCTACACGCTCTGACGGCTCTGGGACATTTACTGTCGGGGAATACCTGAAGAACGGGGTCAACTTCTTCGGGCAGGCTGTGAGCTGGGACGGTGCCAACGGAGTCCTCTCTTACCTGATCCTCAACCCGGAAGAAGCCCCGAAGGTTGGTGACGAGATCACAGGTTTCGGTTCCGGCGCAACACTGACAGCCGACACCGGAGGCATTGTTCGCGCCAGTCTCTACTACTCGGACATGGCGTCATTCCTCGACGCGCAGAAAGATATCTACGAGACCGTCCGCACTGACAAGAAGTCGATCTACGTCTTTGACACGTACGCCAAGAACATCATCCCCCACGGGCTGCATTGGTATCGCGGCGCGCTGTACGCAGTTGCGGACGGGTACCAAATTACGTTTGACACGGGTGCGTTTGAAGTGCTGCCCGGCGATCAGATCACACTGACCGGTGCCAAGGAAGGGACAATCCTTTCGGTCCTCGTCACATCCGGCTCGTGGTCCACAGGCGATGCTGCTGGAACGATGGTAATCCGCACTGACGGATTCCTCACCACCAATTCTATACAAGCCGGCTCAAAGACGATTCGGAGGCCGGACGGAGCAACGGCGTTCACATCTCATGCTGCGGCTTTCGTTATCACCGATCGCCGCACCCCGGGCAGTCCTTCAGCGCAACTCTTCCAAGGACCGTTGGATGATGATTTCCAGACTACCGAGCAGATCAACACCAACTCCGCTCGACCTGGAAAGCTGTGGAAGCCGGTGGACATGGGCTGGGAAATCCAGTTCACCACTGACGACGACACAACGGGCGATGCCCCGGCTACAGTGTTCCGTGGTGAGTTTGCTTCCGACCTGCTGAGTTCCACGCAGAACATCACGGCTCTCGCCACCAGCGAAACGCTCGATTCGACGGCAACAGTCGCCACCCCGTTCGGCGGGTCATCATTCACCGTTCCGGCTGCAACAGCACTCCATACAGTGTTGGGGGACGGCTCCTCTGCGACGTTCGCTGCTCTCCCGATCCTCACGGGTCCCGATGAAGCAACGGGAACGTACGCAATCCTTAAGGGCTACAACCTAGCTTCCATCCCAGACGGAGCAATCCTGACGGGGATCGAGGTGACGGCAACGATCACCACAGGCGGTTCTACTACAGGCTCGGCTGACTTCTCCTTGGCCGGAGACGGTTTCGCCGCCAACCCGTCGTCTGTCAAGACTGCCTCTGTCCCCGCTGCCTCCGCCGCTGTTCCCTACGTCTTGGGCGGTGACGGAGACTTGTGGGGCGTAACGCTTTCTGCAACTAACTTCCTCGCCGCTGTCCGTGATGACGCAACGTTCGGCCTGAAGTTCAAGCTGACCGAGCAAGTAGGCGGCGGTGCTCAGCGTCTCCAAATCACCGATGTCTCACTGAAGGTCTTCTATAGGACTCCGGTAACGGCGTACTACGCCCACGATCCGGTGAGCGGGCAAGACCTCCAAGTCACCATCCCGTATTACCACCTGTCGAAAGGCATCTTCAATCCAGGCGCTCCACAAGAGCTGTGGGCCACGGGCTCAATGGCGGTGTACAGCATCACGCCGTTGGACAGCACAGGCGGTTTGGGGTCGGTTGACTCTACGACGTGGACGATTGGCGGTGGATGGGAACTGCGCACTGCCAGAGATGGCGGGGGCGATCTCATCGCCAAGTTCTCGTCCCAGATGCAGGCTGCGGTGTTGCCCAACAGGTCTTCACTGGACAACGCTCACAAACGCTTCGAGATCATCACCGCCAACTACTACGCGAACTCCGATTGGGTTGCGTTCTACGGCGTCTCAGGTGTTGGTCCTTCGTTCCAGTACGACGGCTACTACTTCTACAACGTCTACACCGCGCTCCCTTCCACGGAAGACACGCCCTCTCACATCGCCTATCACCGCAACTATGCAGTGCTGGGCTACGACAACGGGCAGTGCATCGTCTCGTTCCCCGGAGAGCCGACCAACTTCGATCCTGTGGATGGCTCGACCATCTACGCCTTCGGTGATCGCATCACGGGGTTGCTGAGTCTCAACGGCACAGCTTTGGGAGTCTTCTGCGAAGCATCTGTTCACGCCCTCGCGGGCGATGTCCTGACAGCGACGGAAGACAACAACGCTGTCCAGCAGGTGATCTCTCCCTACTCGGGAGCGATTGAGTACACCGTCGTTGATTGTGGTATCCCGCTGTTCGCTGATTTCCGCGGCATCTCGACGATCGACGCCACGAACAAGTACGGCGACTTCGAGAACGGGCGTGTGTCCTACCAGATCACGCCGTATCTGATGGACCGGGTGAACGATCGCTTTGCCTACCAGGCTACCAGCCAGAACATCCTCTTTGCCCTGCCCGTCCGCAACAAGAACCAGTACCGACTTTACTTCGCCGACGGAGCAATCCTGACGTGCGGGTTGCCGACTGGTGACAGAGGCTACGAGTTCACGAAGCAGTCGTATCTAGACTCCAACAACCTCGACACGATGATTCCGGTGTTCATGTGTACGGGCACAAGCCGTTCAGGCCGCGATCTCATCTTTGGCACGTTTGAACTGAAGACCTTCGACGAGACGAACATCACAACCCCGAAGGTGCCGGAACGGGAAATCTACGTCTACTCGATTGACAAGGGCACGCGGTTTGATCTTGCCCCAATCAAGCATTTCGCTCGCCTCAACTTCATGAGCTTGGACGCGCCGGCAGAGTTCACGATTGTCCGTGCGGCACGCATTGAGCTGTTGTCCCAGAACTACTTCGACGGCTACACGAACGTTGCTGGCGACTATCAGCCGTTCAACGCCACCAAGCGCCCTGTGGAGATTGATCCGACAGGAAAACCTGTCCGCATCATCAAAGATTCCGACTACCTGACAGTCCAGCTTGAAGGACGAGGAACCTCAGTCGCAGTCGAAATCGGCGGGGAACACATTTACCCCGGCCACGTCCTCCAAGCCCTCGTGGTGTTCTTCATGGGCGGCAAGCAGCAACTCGGCAACTCCCCGAATCAGAAGACCAGATAACGAATGAATGCTTACAACACGAGCGGCATGTACCGCGCTCCGCAGCCTCGTACCAACGCTCCACTCCCCACTGGATTCTGGGCTTCCCAAGGCGGAGCCTTCACACGCAACACACAAGACAACGAGTTGGTTTCCAACAACCTCAACGACCTTGTAGCCAACGGCTCTCGCTATCTTGATCAGGCCCGTAGCGGAGCAATGGCTACTGCCGCAGGCCGTGGGCTCGGCAACAGTTCGTACGCAGCAGGCAACGCTGAGGGTGCAGCCATCCGCGCAGCTCTCCCGATTGCACAGGGCGACGCCAGCGCATTCGGCGCAGCGGCTACACAGAATCAGGATGCTTTGAACCAGATTCTCGCTGCGAACAACGCGAACGCTACGTCGATGTCGAACGCCAGAACAGCAGCCGGCGCTTCTCGCTACGGCTCTGATCGGAGCTATGCAGCCAGCCGCTACGGTCAAGATCAAGAGACTATGCGCTCACGTGAGAACCAGCAGTTTGAACAGTCGCAAATGCAGAATCAATATGCGCTTCAGGACTACTACGGCGGGCAGGAGTGGCAGAGGAATCTGTACGGCAACATCATCCAAGGCGCATACGGAACGATGTTTAGCAATCCTGACTACTTCAACGATCCCGACGCAGCAATGGGGTTTGTCCAAGGTTTCGGTGACTACGCTGCCGGGCAGATTGATCAGTACATGTACGGAGACGGCCCGTAATGAATGCCTACGGCGCAGGGTGGGGGCAGGGTTACATCGCCCCGGATACCTCCCAATCAAATTATGTTTCAACCGATCCGTCGTACAACCCGTACTCAAGTGACACGGGTCTGAGTTCTGGCAACAACTCAATGTGGGGCGCAATCATCGGAGCAGCAGGGAGCTATGCGGGTGCGAAAGCAGACGCTGCGGCCCTTGAGCAGAATACTAAGCTGAGCATAGAAGCCAAGAAACAAATGCTGGCAGAACAACGTAAGCAAGACTTGGAAGACCGGGGCTACAGACGCACCGCCACCTCGAAATGGTCGCAATATTTTGCCGGCTGATCCGATCGAGTTGGTTGCAACGGGATTCAACGTTGCGCTACTGCGTGCGGCCCTGAAAGACCAAAGTCTCTGGGATCGCAACAAGGCCCGCACCTCCGATCCAAGATCGCCGCACTACGGATGCTCTGACATTTGGGCGCGCTACGCGCCGATCAGCGAGTACGGCATCGAAGGGCCTTTCAAATCGGTTTGGTATGACGAGTTGGGCGAGACGCTGTTAAAACCGCTCGGGCTTCTTGCCTACGACATTTTGGAAATGGTGGGAGGCTACGAACTTGGCGGCGTTCTCGTGACCCGGATTCCCGCTGGCGGAGAAGTTAAGCCGCATATAGATCGAGGCTGGCACGCCCGACACTACGCAGATAAGTTCTGTTTGAGCGTCGAAGCCAATGAAGAACAGACATTCTGTTTTGAATCCAAGCAACTCGTATCGAAACCCGGTGATCTATTCTTTTTCGACAATAGTCAGCTTCACTGGGTCACTAACAAATCCACTTCAGATCGCGTAAGCGTGATCTTCTGCACTAAAAGATAGGAACAAACTATGCCGTGGGGTGTCGCGATTGCCGCAGGAATCAGCGCCGTTGGAGCTTACGCTTCTAGCGAAGCACAACAGAGTGCTTCTGAGGACGCGCAGGAGCGCGAGATCGAGGCTCAGAAAGAGCTGATGGCAGAGAAGCGCAAGTTCGATCTTGAGGATCGGGCTTATCGCCAAGGCGCTGTCGGCAACTGGGCGAAATACGCGAAGGGCTACACAGCGTCCGAAGGCGAGGCTGCTACGGCTGGTGCAGCCGGTGAAGACGGTGCATTGAATGGGGGCGCTGTTCCTGTGAACGGTCCTAACATCCCGTGGCAGAAACGTTCTTTGTTCGCCCGCCCGCAGACCAACGGTCGCGCTCCTGATTCTCTCTGGAACCAATACGTGAGCCCCACTAATGGCGAGTAAGAAACCAAGCAACGCGCTCTCTCCAGAGGCTCGGAAGGCCGTTGCAGTCGCTTCGGGAATCGTCTACGGCGATCAAGGCGTGGAGATGCTCCAGCAACAGCTTGCGAACACCAAAAGTCCCGACGCGATACCGGCCGCAGTTTCCACAGCGGCCTCGACGATCCTGTTTCGCATGAAGCCTAAACTCGACGCGCTCCCTCAGAAGGAAGTGTGGGGTGAGATGGGCGTCGTGCATTTGGTCCTTGATGCAGTATTCGAGGTGGCGAAAGAGCTAGGATACAAGGCACCTCTCTCCGCCCTGCGGCCGGCCTACGAGGCTGTTGAGCAGGCGCTGGAACAGCAAGCACCAAATGGAGCACCTCCTCAAGATGGTGCCCCCTCTCCCATGCAAGGCGCTCCGCCTCAGCAGGCCCCTCAAGGACAGCAGCCGATGCCCATGCAGGGCGCAATGCCTGACCAGATGGGTGGCCTGTAATGTCCGGCTCTGCATGGGCGGCATTGGCAGCGGCGGCAAATTCCGTTGGCGGTAGTCTCCAGAAGAACGCAGAAGACGAGCGTCAGCTCAAACTTAAGAAACTGGAACTGGACGCGCAGCAGAAACGCGATGAGTTTTTGACACGCATGCGGCAACAGCTCTCTGACGAATCAGATGAGAAGAAGCACGAGCGCGAGTCTGGCGACGTAGCCAGCACCTTCACTGATCCTGAGACGGGTAATGTCCTCGGCAGGACCAAGGGCGGCAAGACAATCCCGCTTAGTGAAACGAGTCAGGAATACAAAGACGCTCTGGCCGAGACGAAGCGTGGAAAGATTCTCAAGGATCAGGCTGACCTAGAGAACGCTCAGTGGCAGCCGCGCATGAATGCTGCTCGTCTTGAAGAGATTCAGTCGAGCACGGAAAAGAACCGTCGTGAGAAGCCTGTATCCGACAAGGATGCGATGGCTGACAAGATTCGCTCCGACTACATGCGGCTGTACGAGTCGATTGAGAAGAGCGGTAGTGCGGATGTCCTCGATGACCGCGGCAAGGTTGATCCGCTGAAGATTGCCGATCAGGTTAAGTCTCAGTTGTATCCGGTGTATGGCGGCGAGAATGTCAACGCTTCGCTGGGCTCTCAGGCAGGCGCGGGCAGAACTGCTCGTCCCGGTACACCACAGCAGGCACCCCCGCAACAGACATCCCCGTCACAGCCTAATGCCCCTAGTGTCGAAGTGCTGATGCAGCAAGCCAACGCAGCGGTGAAGGCCGGTGCTGATCCCGCCAAGGTAGAAGCCCGCTTGAAAGAAGCGATGGCTAAATTCGGGTACGTCCAATAGCCAACGTCTTCGCTGATCTCATTCCGGCTTCACAGCCGCAAGCAGCGTCAGCGCCTCCAACACCTCCTCCGGCAGACGATCTGTTCGGAGACCTGGTGCCCCAGAAGCCGCCCTCTTTCGGAAACGTAGAGAGCGGCTCTGTCGTGTCTGCTCCTCAAGCTCCCTTCGATCCTACGGGATTGGTGACAGGCGCTACAGGGCTCTTCGATGATCTGATCAACTTCCCCGAGAACTTCGCCACCGGTGCAAAGGCCCTCTGGGAAGGCGGCAACTACGAAGGGATTGAAGGCAAGCCTACGGTTGGAATGGGCGAAGGCTTCCTGCGCAGAGCAGCGAGCGATGTAGCTGCCCTCCCCGGCATGGCTCTGTCTGCCTCTCCGATTGGGATTGGTGAAAAAGCCCTGCGTCTTGCTGCCGAGAAAGCCGGCTACGATCTGCCCGACTGGGTAACTCCCGCTACGTCAGGTGTAGAGAAGGCTCAGCAGGCAACAGGTGCGGAAGGGATGCAGTACGCGAGCCCTCGTGAAGAGGCTATCGCGAACATCTCTGCGGATGTCATCACCAACCTGATTCCTCTAGGCGGAGGTGTCCGAGCCGAGACCAACGCTCGTCAGGCTTTCCGACAGGCTTCAGCCGAAGGCAAGCCTCACTGGGACGCTACCAAGGACGCCCTCGATGCCATTGCCAACACGGAAGCCAAGCTCCCTGAGCCGGTAGTTGAACCGCGTGTTGAAGCTCCTGTCGTCGATGAGTTCGACCAAGCCAGGGCTGAGGCGTGGGGCGGAGACCCATTTGCTGACCTCATCCCAGAAGCCACAGGAAGGCCCCTAGAAGGCGCTACAAGCGATTCTAGTATTGGAGCCGGTGTCAGCGAGCCAGTTAGAGTTGGAGAGGCTCCTACGAGCGCCGGTGAAGCCGTAGAGGCATCTACAGTTGAACAGCCGCTATCAGCCGCAGCGGAGCGCATACGACAAGCTAACGAAGAGTCTATTCGTCTAACAGGTGAGCCTTTAGCTCCTGAGGTTATACAGTCTCTTCGGGAACCCGCTGTCGCTGCGCGGGATGGGGCTCTGCCCTCGGCCAAGCCTGCCGGTGTCCCCGAGCTATCCAGCAGAGCGGGTCAAATCAAATCCGAACTGAGCCCCCAGAAGATACTGGACTTCAGCAAGGAAGCGAACATCCCTCTCCGCGTCATGCGGGAGTACCACGAAGGGAAGCTGACTACAGGCGGTCTCCTTGATTCCATCGTCAACAACGAAGGGAACAAGTACGGAGAAAGCCCGCAGATTCGTGCTCTGGCCGGATACCTCAAGGGCGTCGGTGAAAGGCTGGGTGGGTTGGAAGTCCCCATTCAGAAGTTCGATCCCATTGCCCACAAGGCGGATGTCGATCGCTATGCCCACATCACTCCGGACAAGGCAGCCGGCTACTACGAATCGAAGCAGGACGTAGTTCGCATCCACGGTGAAACCCCGAAGATGCACGTCCTCCTCCATGAGACAGTTCACGGCCTGACTGCGAGAGCGGTAGCCAACGGCCGCAACGGTAATCTGGCTGGAGAAGCAGGACGCTCCTATCAGCATCTCAACACACTCTTCGATGCAACCAAAGCCCATCTCGAACAGACAGGGAATGCCAAGCATTACGGCCTGACCAACCTCGACGAGATGATGGCTGAGTTCTTCTCCAACGGACAGTTCCGTCGTGAGTTGAAGAACACCAAGCTTGACGCTATGCCTCAAAGCACTGTCGGTGCTCTGGGGCGTATGGCTGTGGGCAAGATCAAGAACATGTACGAAGCTGTCGTAAACGGTGTGCGTGGAATCCTCAACCTGCCGGAGAAAGCGGAGACTGCGCTTGATGCGCTGTTCGCTGCCCAGCACAAGTTCCTTGGAGACCTGCGCCCGCACGATCGTCTCATCGGTAAGGAACGCAACGGTGTCTACAACGCCCCTGCGGATGAATACGGCGCAGCGGCTAGTGCGAAGCCATCGGAAACATCGCGAAGCGAGCCTCCCAAAATAATCCCCTCTTGGAGACGTAAAGCAGCACAGCTCGTCTCTTGGAAAGGCGGAGACCTCTTCGCTAAACAGAAGGAAGAAGCAGCTCTTCGTGGCGGAGAAGGAGACTTCCTAGCAGACAGGGCTGCCAAGCTCTTCGATAAAGCTGGCTTCAAGAAGCTCGATGACGCTGGAAAGGACGTAGTGCGCAAGGCCATGCAGGGAGACGACGTTGCTCTCTCGGCCCTTGAGCCCAAGATGCGCGGTGCTGTCACAGACACCCGCTCCCAGATTGCCAAGTACCAGGCTGAGTTGGCTTCCCAAGGCATCAAGCAAAACGGCAGAGACATGTCCAACATGCTCTACGAGTCGCTGGCCTCCGGCGACTATCTGACGAGGGCGTACGGCGTCTACGAGATCAAGCCGAACATCGTCGATCGCATCGGCTATGCCCTCTCAGGAGCAGAAGCTAAGGGCAAGCCCTATTGGCGCTGGAGACAGGAGCAGAAACATCCTGAGGCTGTCGCCAACATCACCAAGTTCATTCAAGACAACCTGATTGATCCGGCTTCCAAGCGTCCTGTCGAAGCTCAAGTAGAGGACATCCTCAACGACATCTCTGATCCACGAGGGAAGCAGACCTTTGAGGTGACGAAGGAAGCCGCCCGCAACTCGTCGATCCTTGAGCGTCGCTCCAATGTGCCCAAGCCGATTAGAGACTTCTGGGGCGAGTTCAAAGACCCGCGTCTGGAGTCGGCTTTCACGCTGTCTCGCCTCGCTGCGCTGACTGCCAAGCAGGGCATGCTTAATCGCATCTTCAAGGACAATGACGGGAAGCTGTTCTTCGACAAGGAAGACGCTCCGCAGGGTTTCTACAGCAAGCTCCCTGAGAACGACGACTACGGCCCGCTCGCTGGTAAGTACACACGCCCCGACGTTGCAGAGAGTCTAGAGACTCAGCTCACGTCAATGAAGGACACGGCGTCCAAGACGTTCAGGGATGCTGTTCTCAGCGTAGCCAAGTTCGGCTCTCGTGCGTTCCTTGTACCAGCGAAGATGCTGAAGACCGTCGTCTCCCCGATGACGTTCATGGTGAACAACTACTCCAACATGGCGCTGATGGCAAAGACCGCCGTTCAGCACGGAATGATGGGGAAGATGCTCGGCATCCCGGAGACGTTCAAAGCTCTGGAGATGAATGTCAAGGACCTGTTCGGGAAGCTAACACCCGATGAAGCATCGACGCTCATTCGCCACGGCATCCTTCGCGACGGCGCGCAGTTCGGCGAGTTGAAGAAGGTTAGGTCAAGAGTCGAGAAGGAAGTTGAGTACGACGAAGCCGGTCCTGTCGAGAGAGTAGGACGAGCGACAGCGAACGCGGGTGCCAAGATCATGTCCACGATGACGGACGTGTATCAGTTGTCTGATAACGCCGCTCGTGCCCAGTTCTTCTACGGCGAGATGACGATACAGAAGAAGCTCCATCCCGAGTGGAGCCGCAAGCAGCTCATCGAATACTCCGCCAATGTCGCCCGCGATGAAGTGCCCACATGGGGACGCGCTGCACCTGCTGTCAAAGGAACCTCCCAGCTCCTCGGCAACTTCGCTACGTGGTCGGGAGAAGTGGTTCGCTCGTACAAGAACCAGGTGCAGCGCGGAGCATCCGATCTGTTGAACGGCGCTACACCGGCTCAGAAATACTACGGCTTTGCTCAGCTCGTCGGGACAGCAACCTCGATGAGCCTTGCCACCTACGTCTATCCGAAGATTCTCTCTTCGATGTTCGGCCTCTCTGGGACCGACGATGACAAGAAGAACTCGGCGATGACCAAGCTCGTCCCTGACTACCAAGGAGGCGACGCTCTCAACGTAGCGGATGTCGATCCCAAGTCGGGCAAGATTATCTATATGGACGCCACACGTCTTGATCCCGCTTCGCCGCTTACGACGTTCGCTCGGCGTGAGATGGAGGCGTGGAAGAAAGACGAGGGCCTACAGAAGACTCTTGCGAATCTGGGAGACGCGGGATACGGCTGGCTGAAGGATCAGTTTTTCACTCCGGGCCCTGCCCTGTCAGCCGCTCTCGGAATCGCTACTGGCGAGAACCGCTTCGGCAAGGAGATTGATACCGAAGGGAAACAGAAGCTCGCCATCGAAGCGTTCAAGCCCGGTGCAGTAGTGACAGCGCAGCGCATCGAGAAGATGCAGAAGCGTGGTGTCAATCAGAAGGTGGTCCAAGCTCAGAAGGCCGGTCTGCCCATGTATGAGATGGATTCACGCAAGCAGATGCTCTATTCGAGCTACGACCTGAAGGACAAGGCTGCTGAGTTAAAGACTCTCTTCTCCAAGTCCTTCGGCCGTGAAGACCCGTCCACTGACGCAGAGCTGAAGGAACGCTACACCGACTATCTCAGCAAAGAGCGTGATCTGTTCCGCGAGCTGAACGACAAGGCCGAGGCCCTCAAGACAATCCTTGGTCCTGACGCAGCGAAAGACATCATTGCTGATACTGTCAAGGAAGCGAAGCTCCCCAAGTCTCTCGCGAACGGAATCAAGAACGGAAAGTTTGAACCGTCATCCTTCGGTGGGGACGGGGACTTCCTCGATCGGAAGATGCAGTCAGCGCTTTACAACGACCCACAGCGGGAAGCAGAGATCAAGAAGGACTTTGCGAACCGTCGAAAACAACTAAGCCTGCTTCGCAGGAATTACGAACAACTTCTCACGGACTAAAACAGTTTCCATGTGTAACCGGTCTTGATATTGGATATGGTGCCGGGCGAGACGCCGTACTCTTCAGCTAGGATCGGATTGGGGCGCGGGTCCGATCTGATCTCCGTCACTTTCTTCCAATCTAACTTGGCATGTCTGTTCGACTCTCCGCCTGCATTAGCACCCGATCTCTTAAAAACGAAATGGTGCGGGTTAACACATCGCCCCACGCCACAGGACCGTACGACATTCATCCCCTCTGGGATAGGCCCCCTGTACATTATATCACTTTTGTAACACTAACGGAACAATAGAACATGGCAACTTCACAAGGCTACTTGGACTCCCTTCGCGCCGCTCATGGAGCTGGCATGGCAAGTGTCCGCGGTCCGGATCAGCGGAGTGCCGATCAGGCGAACACCGTCTCCGGCAACCCAGGCTTGGCTAACAATGTCGGAGCCTATCAGGCCCCTCGTCCTCCGGTGTCTGCACTGGCTGCTTGGAGACTGCGACAGCAGCAACAGCAGCAGAATCCCGGCGTCTATGCCGGTGCTACGCAGCGGAGCGGGTCCCCAATGACGAACGGCTCCTTTGGTACTGACGGTGTAGCAGGATTCATGGGGCAGCCCACTGTCGATCAGATGAGCTATCCGGCCCCAATGGCTCAAAGAGACCCGCGTGGACTTCCGCCTGACATCCAATACGGCGATCCCCGAGCACGTCCTCCGATACAGACGATGGCTCCTCAGCAGCAACAGCAGCAGATGGGATCACGAGACATCATGGCTGGTGGTGGCAGGTACATGTTCCCCCGCTCTACGTCTGCTCGATGAAGGCGCAAGCGCCGGTCGCTTCGCCGAGTGAGCGAAGCTCATGACCACTAAGCTCATAGCAGCACTCGTGTTGCTCGTTGCACTGATTGCCGCAGGTTGGCGCATCCATCACAACATCTACCAGTCGGGCTACGACGCTGCGGAAAAGAAGGCTACAGCCGTCATTTCACAGTTAGAAAATACGGCTACAGCCAGCAAAGATGTGATTGCTCGACTTGAGTCGGACAAGAAGGTCTGCGAGGAAGGTCGTCTCGCCGATGCAAAGGCTGCGAAGGCTGCCGTTGATGCTGCTGACAAGGCCCGTGTAGCGCTGATCGCGAAGGCTGGCAAGGCGGACAAGACACTGCGAGAGATGATGTCCGGCGAATGCAAGATATGGGCGCAGCAGCCCGCGTGTGGGGCACTGCAATGAGCGCCTACAGAGTGTTCGCACTGGCCGCGCTGGTATGCGTCTCCGGCTGTGCTCCGCGTACCATCGTCAAGCCCGTTCCGGTTGAAGTGACTAAGTATGTCAAGACACCGATCCCGCCTGAGCTAACCAAGCCCTGCGTCTATCAGCCAGCCGCTCCCGCCTGCACACGCAACGGGAAGCCGGAACTGTGCAACGACCAGTTGCTCTACGAGCGCAACGCATATCGACTGGAACTCGGCTTGTGCGACGCAGACAAAACCGAACTGCGCAAGCTCAACGATTCCTGAAAAAGAAAGAGGGCCCGTAGGCCCCCGACAATGCTTCACTTATAGCCCCGCTCAGTCGGGGCTTTTCTTTTGTCAGCTCCTCCCTTTCCCGTCAGGCCCGTCCCAAAAGATGCGCCATGCGGTCTTCAAAGTTGTCTTAACGTCGCAGTATCTCTCGCCGGGATGTCCGTCTCTGGACACGTCGCAAACCTTCCCATCCTGCCAATAGACGGTTCGCGTTTTTCCACTGTAATAGTAGTAGGTGACTACCTTCTTCCACTGATTCTCGTCCGTCCGGATGCGGCTCAACGCACCCCAATCGATCTCGCTCTCGCTCACAGCGAACCATCCCCGAGGATGTCGTAGAGCGCTTCTGGACCGGCACTAAGCCTATAACCCGTATTGCGGATTGCCGTCCCCAGTGCTTCGAAGTCAATCCAGTCCGCCATGCCCGGCGACTTCGCCACGGCCGCAACTAATTCTCCCAGAATGAAAAGCTCGTTCGACACAGCTTCTTTCACTTCTTGCTCCTGTCTATGACGCGCATCTCAAGGACCATCTTCTTAGGCAAGGAGAACCCCTCAGAGACATCCGGCTTGCCGTCGATCTGGTAGGACAGAGCTGAGGCTAAGACCACGCACTCCTCCCCAAACTCATTCACTCCGTCGAACACTAGGAACCCCGCTGCTTCGCATGCGAGCAATCCAGGCTTGTAGTCTTCGCTGGAAGTCCATCCTGAGCCGGGACTATGCGCCGCATCGAGCCACTTGATCCAAACCAGCGGCAGCGTCTCGAACTCACCAGTCTTCAGCGACGCTGTATTCGCCGCGACCGTACGGGTCTTCTTTTTCACTGATGTTTTCTTTCTTGCTGCTGCTTTCATTATTCCTCGTGTTGTGAAAGATAAGGATGATGTCGTCTAGGATGTGTAGGGCTTCTTCAATCTCCACTGCCGCACTGACTCGGAGCATGTTGCACAGGAGAGCTTGTGCTTCGTGGGCGAGGGCTACGCCTCGGTCTATTTCACTCATTGTTAGTGGGCTCTACGATGTACGGCGTGCTCCGATAAAACTTGATAGTCACCGGATGCTCTAGCGGCTTGTTGATAATCTTCGTCTCGTGATTGCTACGCCAAGTAAATGGCAAGTACGACTTGATCTTTTCCCAGCGGGTAAGCGGGACTCGCTCTTGCCCAGGAAACAGCCGCACCTTGCAGAACTCCTCTAGGAATCTATGCTCCTGCCAGAGTGCAACTGCACTACTAACTTCGGAGTACGTGCCTTTTGCTTCAGGCGGGGACCGGAACAGGCCGATCATGCTACGCATCGCGAAGCGAGCCCCCAAATAATCACGTAAGACTCTCGTGTTGAACCATAAACTGTACTGCTGCCAACAGCCCCATAAGCTCCAGTGCTTGCATCTTGGGACCTCCTATCCAAAGGTTGTGCTCTGTGTCCTGCTCTTTGCTGTAGTTCTCTATGACCAGGACATTCACTGGCCTAAGCTCTTCCTTCATCTCTGCAATCAGAGTGGCATAGCCGTACAGCCATTCAGGGAGATTGTCAGGAGAGATGTTCTTCTTGAAGGGGACTACGTTGTCGTCGCTCAATAGACCTCCGCCTTGTTCGTAGTCTTGTCCAAGAGGTCCTGAGCAATGCTCCGTACGGCGTAGTGGCTGTCCAACAGATCATCGTCTATGAAGTGCTTGGCGTCGTCGTCCATAGACATCCTGTCCAGCAGGTCATGCAGAACATCCATGAAGGCGTGGAACAGCTTGATCTCTCGGCGAGTGATCTGGTATTGGTGATCGCTCATACGAGGCCCAAGCTCCTTTTGCAGTCCATCTCAGATTTCCAGTTGATAGTTTTCATCCCGATAGAGAAGTTCCAGTGACGGTCCAGGTTCGCATCAGAGTGTCCCTGCTGAAATAACACGTGCCTGATTTGATCCCGGTTGGTGAGGTCGAAGAGGTTCTCGTAGCTGAAGCGGTGAATGTGTCGATGGGTGGATTCAAAGGACATCGCTAGAAATTCCTTCCAGCGCTGGTTCAGGACAGACCAGTCGCGTGTACCGAGGAGCTTGTTGATGGAGGCCATGCGGCCTTCCTCCTCACGATCGAGGATAACCACCGCGTCTTCCGGCGACAGCGACCCCCAGAACTCATTCGGATTCCACAGCCAAGTGGTGTCTGAGACAGCATCCGGCTTCACTACGTTGTACGGCAGGAACTCGTGGACGACGTTGAGAGAACAAGCGGAGAGGACGTTCGCTAGCCAGGCGGAGCCAGAGCGGCCGGCACTACAGATTTTGATCATCCCCAGAACTTCCACCAAGGACGGGACCTCGGCGGGAACAGACTATCTTGGATTTCTTGGCAGGCTCTCTGGTCTTCCCTGAGCTTCCGAAGCTCCAACGCTCTCTCCGAAACCGCATCAATTCTCTGCGCTGTTGGCGACTTAACGTCGCCCTCCGCGATCTCCACGTTGTAGATATCGTGGAAAGCCACGCGAATCAGATAGCGACTACCGTTATTCCAGCAGCGCAAAGGTCCGTTGGAACACCAATTACCGCCGTCAGCCCGCCAGTCATCGAGGTTGCTGGACATGAAGGTAAGCAGTGCCGTGAATTTCGTCTCTTCCAGGTCACAGGTATTCATCGAACTGTTCCTTTGTAATGGCGTAGTGGTGTGCAAGGAGTCTCATGTCTGTGAGGATGTAGCGTTGGATGTTGCGTGTGATGGAGGATGTCTTAGAACTGTTCGTCTCCAGTTGCTCAAGGGCTATGACAGCACGGACAGCATCTCGGATCAGGTCGGTGTTGCTCACAGGCTCACCAGAATGTTCTGTCGCTTGTCCTTGTCCACTGTGCTTACCCTCTCCGATGACCAGTGCCCCAGCGGGATGCATTGCAGGCGTTTGTACTTGCCCGTCTTGGTGTAGCGATAGCCCCTCTCTTGCAGATGCTTCGAGCCGCATTCAGGACAGACGCGGGCCTCAGACATCAGCGAATGGCTCGGGCCGTTCGACAACCACGGCTGAAGCTTGTCGTACAGACGTTCCAAGAGGAGCACGTCTCCCTTGTTGTATTCCTCAAGCTTCTTCCAGCACTTCGGATCGCCTTCCATACACCCGACCCACAGATCGAACCCCTGGTGCTGTACCTTCTGACCGATGCCCAGCGCTTTCGACACGTACTGCAATTTGTTTGAGGGGAAGCGGAAGTTCTTCTTGACGACCTTCAGCAAGTCGATCTGCTTCGTCGGTGCAAGACGGGACAATCCGTACTTGACGAACTCTGCATTGATCATCTTGTTGTCGAAGCCCACGCCGTTGTAGGAAACAATTCCGTGAGCGTCTGACAAGAAGGAGTGCAGCTTCTTGACCATTGCCTTGTGCCCGCCTCGCTGCGTTTCGTCGGCGTAGTGCATCTCTTTCTCGCCGTAGACCTTGGCAGCCCACGACATCACGCGCTGCGGGTTCTTAATCTGATTGACGGCGATGAACTGGTTGTGGAGGCCCCATGTGTAGCAAGTGTTAGGCGCGCTTTCGACGTCAAACAGGACGATCCTCAACTGGTGGCCTCTAGCTCAACGGCCATAGCGAGACGCACGAGCGCGTGAACGAGATGGCTCTGACCGCTCTCGCTGTCCGCGGTGTCCCCTGTCTGCCATTGCAGGTAGTGCCTCTGGCTCGCTGCCAGATGATCTGCGATCGACATCTTCAGCCACGGAGCGCCGGGGTGTTTCTTGTCCCCGAAGGCCAACACATCGCCAGCCAAGAGGTGAGCACGAGGCATGAAGAGATCAGGGCGAGACTTCTGATTCTGATTAGTTATCGGGACTCCCTCGAATGCACACGCCATCTGCGCGCTACCAGCAAGCTCCCCGTACCATGTACCCACTTACTGTGTACTCACGGAGAGGTCCATCCACGCCTCACCACGAGGCTTGTGCTTCACGTCTTGATAGGTCGTCATGCAGTCCTCAGCAACGCGGTGCCAAAACAATTTCAAGTCTGCCGGAGCGGAGTCCCAGTCGCCGTAACCCTCCGAACTGAGAGGATGTTTGTTGGTGTAGATTTCAAACAGGACATTCGCCACGTTCCAGAGCTGTAGCTCTTGTGTCTCGTGTGAGTAGCGATCGAATATCATCTCCGCTGCGACAGCCATGTCGGCCAGTAACACCTGCGCTGCTACGTTCAAATTATCGAAGAACGGAATATCAGAAATTGTCCTGCCTTCGTTGTACTTCCAGCTCGCCCTGTGGATGGCTCTGGCGATGTCCAGCGTTGAAGTGCCTTCCTGTTGCTGTTGTTCGTCGGCGTTGATGTTCAGCGCCGTGCTAATGACACTCATGCGTTCCACATGTAGTGCGCAATGACGAGAAAGATCAGCCCGCCCAACACCCACACTGCCCACTGTTTAATTCCGCTCATTCCTTTCCTCATTCGTTTTGATCTGGTGACAATCGAGACAGAGTGTTTGCAATCCTTCCTTCTCGCAGAACAGGCGCTTGGCGAATCCTGCAAGGTCTTCAAAGCACCGGAGGCTTCCGGCCGGGAGGATGTGATCCACGGTGATCTTCGCTAACGGAAACCAGCCTTGGCACTTGGCGCAGAGCGCTTCCCACTTCAGTCGCTTGTTCGGGCTCTTGCTCGGCCGCTTCGCTGCATTGAGACATTGATAAATCGGCGCCCACCTCCGGCTCTTTTGGCGAAGCGACGATCTCAGAAATGAGAAGAACGCCGCCTCTGTCATCGTGCCGCCTGCCCTGGTCTTCGCTACTCGTGGTGCCCTTGGTTTCTTTGGCCCAGCCTTCCTTGGCTTCCTCGGTTTCCTAGCCTTCATCCGGCTCCGGAATGTCGAAGGGCTCTGTGGAACATCCGCCGAAATCGTGCTCATCAAACACTGTCTCTACGGCGTCATACGGAGGACCGACCATCGCTGACATCTTGGCTTCGATGGCAACCACTACCCTCGTCCCTTTGTCAGTGCAGTACCACGCTCCTGTACCAGTGAAAAAGAACTGCCCAATCTCGAACTCCTCAAAGCGCATTCCCGTATTCATTCGGCTGTCTCCGGTAAAATCACACAGGCCTCGAACAGGCTCTTATCGTACGTAGCAATCTTGCTTCCCTTCGTGAAGTAGTAGAGGCCGTTGCTGTATGTGATGACGCCCCGCCCCATCTCCTCCGGCTGTCCTGATGACTTGCAGATGAGACGGCTCACATAGGGCGGACTACGCAGGCTGTAGATGGCAGAGCCGAATCCGGAAAGGGCAATGAATCCAAGAATCCCGTAGGCAACGTGCTTCATGGCAGTAGCTCAGGGCGATACTTCCTCAGAACACCAATGGCGAATGCGATAAGCTCGTCCTCTGTGGCGTCATTCTTCATTTTGTTAGCCTGATATGAGATGACTTCAATGTTCCCCTTGATATAGCCTTTGCTAGAATCAATCCGATCCACAGAGGGTCCGTATCTATTTCGTTGATTCCTTGTCCTCTCAAGATCGATGGGCACCCCGAGATACGGACAAGATTCGGGAATTAGGATGTCGGTGCGTTTTATGTCGTGCTCAAACCCCTTCTTCTTGGCCGTCGTGCATGTCGCCTTGAACAGTCGTCGATCTGGATTCTCTCCGTAGTATTCCCACATCCTCTCGTTGAACCTGTCGCGGTGCTTATTACGCCAACGGATCGAGTCTTGTCGGTGGCACTCCTTGCACTTTTTGCAGTTGTACCAGCCGTGTTGGACGAAGAACTCTCGGGTCTTTACACATTTGCATCGATAGCAAGTCAGCCCCTCTGACTCACTTTCAGCGCCCGTCATGAAGACCCTTGGGGGATCATAGGAGGGACCCACGCGGTAGACGGGTTCGTTATGTCCTCTTCTTTCCGCAACAGAAATAACAGTTGCGCGTTCTCCTTCATCGCCGCCCACGCTGTTTTGCCGTAGGCTCGTAAATATTCGGCGTAGGTCAGGGTGAACATGAGTTTTTCATTGGTGTGGTTCCCCAGAATTTTGGCTGCTGTCTTAGGCCCCATCCCCGGAACACCACGGATTGCATCTGTCGCGTCGCCCGTTAACAACTGTGTGTAGAAGTTCCTCTTGGCTTCTTCCGGACTGACGTATCTGATCTCTTTCTTCTTCCAGTCGTAGAGTCTTATGCCCTCGACTTGAGCCAGGTCCTTGTCCCGTGTAGCTACGATGGAGTGCTTCGGGTCTTTGAGGAACTCAATCACCAAGGCATCATCTGCCTCGATCCCTTCCACCATCTCCCCGTTGCACTCTTCGATGAGGAACTGCTGCACCGAGGAAAACCACGTCGGCTTTGCTGCTGTCCGATTTCCCTTGTACGGCTGTATCGTTGCTAGCTCGTAGCGGAAGTTGCCAGGACCCGTAAGGAATCCTTTGTAGCTCTTGACCGGCGCACACGCATCGAGGATTGACTGAAGGAGTTGACGGCAGTTCTGACGTGCGTGCGACTCGGGCTGAGCCCTGACGATCGTCTCGATCTGCTCTTCGTCTGCTTCTGGATGTGCTTCCTTTAGCTTTCTCTTCCCTTCGTACTCCGTCCCGTTGTAGCGGTAGCTGACGGTCTCTGCTGCGCATGCGGCGCTGTAAACACAGATGTCGTTAATAGTCCACGAGCACGATGTTCTCGTTACTCATGGACCGCTACCCTCCTGAGAACCGCGTTCCCCCTTGTCTACGTACGTGTGTGTGGCGAATCTCCATCGTGCTGGCACCGCCTCTGGATCGTAGGGAATCGTTTCAATCGCCTCGTTGGCTGGTACGTCTTCGTGAGAGTCGGCGTAGAGAAGCGCTGTCGCCATGCCGTCTGGAATGGTATTGACCCACGCCATGAACCTACTGTCTCGGTCGTACCACTGTTCCGATGTAAGTTCATTTCTGCTGCACCACTTGATGTAGAAGTAACAGCGGGTTCGTTCGCTCACCGCAAACCCATCAAATGCTTCTTCATCCGCTTCTCTTCGTTACGGCCTACGCGGTACGTTCTGCCTACCGGATCAACGTAGGGAATCTTGGGGAGCAAGGGATCAACAGGGTTATCAATCATCCCTGCCCGCTTCGATATGTGCAGCCAGCGTCCGTGCTGGGGAGGCATTGCCTTGATCTGAGCCCAGCGCTCCGGGGTCATCCCGTCTTTGCCTTTACTCATCTTGTTTCGCCGCGATCCGCATGTTTCGTGTCAACTGGTCAAGAGCTACGTCTTCCCAGAAGTACATAAACAATGCGTCCATGCTCAGGTGACGGAGTGCGATTGAGTCAGAGACTTGGCATAGAGCGGAAGCAGAAGCTTCCTCGCCACCGACATTCTTGATCTTCAGGGTTAGCTCTATGCTGCCTCGATCATTCTGTTTGCTCATCAGTTACCGATCAGCCCAGATTCGATGCCGTAGGCTTCGGCGATAGGCACAAACTCCCGACTGCTCTCTGTGTGGACGAAGGCCAGCAAGCCGTTGCTGGTCAGCGTTTTCAACGCCTCCCAGTGACGGTCGTCTACGTATAAGGTCGTCCCAGAAACAAGCGCGCTGTGAGTGATGCGGACTTTGTTCATCAGATGTTGTGTGCGCCTTCGGGCGGCTGCTCACGAACCAGGTCTTCGCACTGAGCCGCAATCTCCGGAAGCACCTTCAGCTTCTCGACGAACTCCTTGGTCTCTGGGTCCTTCGAGAGCGCTTCCTCGTTCTTGCTGATCCAGCCATTGAGGAACGGCTCATCAGCGAACGTAGAGAAATGCACCTTCTCGAAGATGTCGGGAGTGGAGGCTACGTTGTAGAGAATGCAGCCAATCCAGTCGTTCGCATACGGTAGCTCCCACACGAACTCGGGCTTGGCAAGCTGAGCCTTGGAGCGCTCTAGTGCCTGCTGTCGATGAGCATTGACCCAGCCGTTCGCAAGCATGTCTGCGAAGACGTTGAGGTCGGGGAGAGTGTTGGCGCGGTAGAGAGCGTCAGTCTGTGAGTAGACAGCGCGGTACTGTTCTACGGTGGGTTTTGTGATCGCTGCGCTGCTTGCTGCGGCAGAAGCCGTGAAGAGCGTGAGCGCCATTGCGGCGATTAGAGCTTTCATCTGTTGCCTGTTACCTCGTGTGTTAGTTGCTTGTTACGGATGTTGCTCATTGGAGCGAAGCGGAAAGCCCCCTAATCCCCACTGTATCGGCATATCTTCCTTCCCAGCTCCCAGAGAAAGTCTCCTGGTGCTGCATCTCCTATCACTGCCTTGATGTCTTCGTACTGTTCAAAGTCTCCCAGTGTTGTCTGATCTGAGACGAGAGCTTCCGGGTGTCCCATGAGATTTAGCAGGATGTCTATCTCCGTTCTGTATTCGTTACACTGTTTCCTGTCGATGATGTCCACTAGCTGTACTCGCTGGCCCATGCGGCCAAGTAGCCTCTGACAATGTTCTCCTGTATCTCCAGCAGGAACTCGTCGTCCCCGAACTCCTCCTTAAACTTCCGTGGCTCCTTGGCAAGTGACGGCCCGTGTATCTCCTTCCATTCCTTGTACGGCAAGTCGCACACTGCTCGGTGGTGTCCGGGGCAAAGGCAAACTGAAAATTCGTGGCCTCTGCGGCGTCCACCTGAGAGTAGGTGGTGTATCTCTCCCGGTTGTCGGGGATGTCCTCGTAAGAGGCAAGCAACACAGCCGGCGTCGAGCATGGCGTCAAATCGTCTTTGCTGACCCTTGGTCACTTTCCCCGTGCTGGTTTTCGTGTCTTCTCCTTGAGTGCGTTGAGACACTCCTTCGTTAGATGCTCTAGTAGGTAACAGAACGGCTCACTATTAGCTGCGGACGCCTCTGTTCTTACCCGCTCAAAGATGTAGAAGACAGCGTGTGTCAGTTCGTGTACCAGCACCTCCAGCCCGCCGTTGAAGTAGCCAACGATCAGTGCTCCGTCTTGGCAAGAAGTGCATTGGCCTTGACACCACTGCACGCGCTCTTCGTCCATGTTCGGGTCGTATTCCTTGACCGCTGCGATGTACTTGGCCTCGTCCGTGTACAGCCGGAGGTGGTTCTTGTACGGCGTCACCTCGATGTTGAGGACTGGCTGCTTCACGCTATCTCACAGACGTTACCAACACACGCCAGCTCACGACTTCCTGTCGTTTCATCCTCGATCTCGTACTTCGTCAACTGCGACCAGTCGATTGAGGCGGGCATCTTCGCTGCCGCTGCTTCGTATTCCTCCTTCGTGATGGCCTGGAACGGAGCTTGCTTATACGTGCCTTGGTCGAATGGCAGGAACGAGATGCCGGTGATGTCATCAAAGTGCTTGTAGACCCACGCCCCAACTTCCATCCATTCGTGCTCTCGGACTGAGACTGTCACCGACACCGTATGCTCGGCCCAGTTGGTGTTGTACTTCTTCCAAAGCTCCAAGTGATTCAGGGCAGTTAGGTCCTCCTTCGTGGTCGCCCCGTCCGGAGCTTTCATCGGGAAGTAGAAAATCGTCGTGGACTCCGGCCTCGTGACACATGGCTCGTTCGGGATACCTTGGTCCTTCATGAGCTTCGTTAATGCATCCTTGTTGTCCTGCCGCACAGCTCGGAGATAGAACGGTGCGTGTCGCGGGTGGATGCCGCTGGCCGTGTTGCTCAGGCTGCTCGTCGTGCCTGCCGGTTTCACGCAGGTTACTGACGTGCTCGGATTGATGCCCAGCTTCTCTGCCCAAATCTTGTTCGTCTCGATCGCCTTCGCTTTCAGACATTGCTGATTGGCGTCTAGCTCATTCCACTCTTCGCCCCATCCGCTCGTCAGCTTGTTGTCGTAGATGCCGGTGAAGCTGACGCCTAGCAGACGCTCCTCTTCGATGTTTCGCTTCCACCCCGGCCGTAGGTATCGGAACGTAGTGAACGTGCTCTGGATCGTGCCGAGGATTGTTGCCAGCTCAACCTTCTCCAACAGCGTTTCAATCTTGTCTTCCGGCCGGACAACTACTTCAGTGAGGTTGCACGTCTGCAAAGATCGCAGCAGTATTTCCAGGCACGGATTCCCGCCCCACTCATGGTCCGGGTCTCGGCGACCCAGCCGCTTCATCTTTCGCTTCGCGCCGTCGCGGTTGAAGATGCCTCGCTCCCCCGACTTGCTCTGATAGAGGGCCAGCCACTCCTGCATAAACGCATCGGTGTCGGGCTTCTCCGTGTACGCAACGCTGTTGTTGGCGAGGCTGTACTCGGGGTGGCTCTCCCACCACTGACCAGACTTCGCGTTGCGCATGCGTTGATCTGTGAGGTTTGAGAGGCTAATGAGAGCTGAGTTGTGAACGAGGTAGCCGTTACAGTAGAACTCGTTATACTCGTCAACCTCAATGTCCCAAGTCGGCAACGTCTCGTAGTCCTCCCTCTCCAACACGGCAACGGGGGTGAAGGGGTATTTCGTCTCCGTCAATTCTTCCCAAAGTTCGATCGGACAGTTGACCTTGTGGTTCTGGTGGTAATGGGTCTTGTGTCGTGAGTCTGCCGTCTTCTGAATCATCCCCGCAGGAAAGGAATAGGAAAACATTTCCTTGCTGCGTGTTCTTGCGGCCTCTTGTTTGTACTTGAGGAACTTCCCGACCGTTGCATAGAACTGCGTTTCTTGTTTAGTCCCTTTCAACAGCACTCGATAGAGCGGCTTCCAGTTTCCCTGTGCCGGGCGATTACAATGGGATCGCGTTGCGAACCCAAGAGACGCACACAGGGCTTGTAAGTCATGCAGAAACCCCAGATGCACGCACGACATCACCTGTATCGGACGGCTTGACACTGACCCGTCTCCATCCATGACCCCGGCCAAATACGCGGATCGCGTTTCCGCCGTGCCCTGTAAGATAAAGTCAGGGACTCGGAACGGCTGGCTCGACTCTTTCATGTTCTCTTGAAACCAAAGAGCCAAGGCAACACTTGCGGTTTTCACGATGGAACAGTCACCATCCCCCTTGCCGACACGAACGTTGGTCCCGAAACGTTCAAGCTGTGTCTTACAGACTTCCGCCAAACCGGCCGCAGCATTGGGCACGCACACCGAAACAACCGAGTTACGTTTTCCAGGTGATCTATAGCGAATGGCGCTGTGACCGTTTGCGTGGTAATAGCCCAGAAACCACGCCATCTCGACATCCAGCGTTGGTATAGAGATGCTCTTGGCCGTGTACGCCCTCTCAGGCTTCTCGTAAGTAGACGCGGGCAGCACTGTGTAGGAGCCATCAATAGCAACCGCAGAGAACAGAAGGCGATCGTTCTCCTGTAGTTCCGATGCCTCTTTCCAAACGTACCCTCCATAAACGTCTGTTAGTACGGCCACTCTATGATTTGGCGTACAAACCAGTTGCCCGGTCTGTGTGAGGACTTTGACAGTGGCTTGTTGGCCTTGGTCAAACTTGTCGCGAATCAGTTTGTAGCCGCCACTAGTAAGCGCTTCATCCTCCCCCGGCACCACGTCCTCGATCGGCACTAGTCCCCGGCGAGTGTGGACAAGTGATCCTGCGGGCAGACACCTGCGAACCCCGCCAACAACAATCGCCTCGCCGATCTTGCACATGATCCCGTGCGCCTCTAGCGAGTTGAGCTTCCTACCCGCTGCGCCTTTGAACACACGCACGCAATAGTTCAGAAGATCAACCAACGGCTGCGGCCCAGAGGCCCGACCACCAAACACCTTGAGACGAGCACCAGCAGGACGGACAGCAGAGACATCGAACTTGGGAACCTGGCCGTTGTAGAGCAGCCCAATGGTTTCCTTGAGAGACGTGGCCCAGCCAACCTTGGAGTCCCTCACCTTGATAACCGTATCGGTGTCGTGGAACTCTTCTGCTACATCCGGCAACTGACTGATGAACTGCCGTTCGACCGAGAACCCCAGCCCCGTGCCACATGACAGGATGTAGAGCGCTTCGTCGAATGCGCGCGGATGTTCGATTGCCAAATATGAACAGTTGTATCCGGCCATGTGGTCCCGATCCAATGCGGGGCCGGCTGTCATCATTGCCCGCATGCTGGGCAGCACCAGCGTCTTGCGAATGTAGTCAAACGCCTTCTCGCAGACTTCCTCGATCTCCTTTTTCTTGAACCCTGCCTCTGTCAGCACGGGGCGGACAACGTTCTCTACATACCGACGAGGGGGTTCAGGCCAAATCTCTCGCCTGCCTTCCTCGTCCAACCATCTGCTGTACTTGCTTGTTGCGATGTACTGCTGAAACAGCGTCTCTAGTTCTTCCAAGTCAGTCCTTCTTGTTGGTGTCTTGTTCCTTGTCCAGTCCGTTCTTTTCGAGCCACTCGTCCACCTCTGAGTTCATCTCCTTCATGATCTCTAGGTTGTACGTGTAGCTACCGCCTGCTCGAAAGCCGAGAAGACCTACGCTGTAGTTGATGTTCCCTAGACACACTTCGTTCTCTATCTGTAGCTCTATGAGAGTGAGGGTGTACCAGTTGCAAGAACCTCGGAGGATGTCTAGCCACTCGGTCTGATACCAAAAGGTCCAGCGACTCTCTCCGTCTGAGAGGGGCCTAATATCCATCGTTTGTGGGCTCTTCGATGTTTGCCATCTCTCTTGGCCGTAGTAGTGTGGCGATGCGTAGACCGGCTACGTACCAAGCCTTCGTGTAGCCGTACCGTTCGGAGAACAAAGGCTGGTGGCCTTTAGCCAAGCTGACGTGTAGTCCGTAGCCTCGGATGCGGAACCAGAATCCCCAGCGCCATCCGTGGCAACAGGTGACGTTGTACATGCTATTCATCGAACAGCCCCCCTGGGGCGACCGGGGCCCCATCAAATCCCGTCCCCATGCTGGCTTCTTGCTCCCTCTTCGTAGCCAACCTCTGAGCCCCAACGAAATCCAAACCTAATGGCAATCGGCAGGGACACCATCCAGAGAATGAAGATGACCAGAGCGGTCACGCAGTCTTTTCCCAATTACTGCTCAGGTGGTAGCTGCCGACGTACTGATAGACCTCTATGGTATCTTCGCCATTCTCCCAAGCCGCATCGAGAGCACTCTCAATGCTTGCGTGCGGTTCCGGCCTGTCGGCAGAGGAGATGAACGAAAACAAGCGCGGCGGCTTCAAGGTCTTCTTGGCAGCCATCAGCGCCACGCCACTACGACAGGGTTGACGACCCGATAGTCACGGGAATCAAAGGACGGGAACACATCGCCCCGTGGGCCTGAAATTTCCGACCAACCGCGTTCATGTCCACCACTGGCACGCTTGCGGAAAGTAGCGGTGCCTTGAACCAGGTCTCGACTCTTTGCCCTACGATAAATAGTGGTGTAGCGGCCACTCTTAGCTGGAACGGACTCGTAGTTGAACTCTCGGAATGTAGCTTTCACTGTTTGGGTGTCTCCCTTTGGGATGTTTGTTACGAACAAAACTCACGTAGTGATGTGTCGAACACTACGTCGGCCTCTTCATACCGCTTCCAAATCGGACTCGTCGCAATCATGTAGTCAACCTCGTCCTCGGTTGATAGGCCGTCCAAGCCATGCCCGACGATGTCCTGCCACGCTTTGCGTGCTGCCTGAAGTTCTCCAAACAACTGGTACAACTCACGGCGTGAGGTCTTCATCAGTACGGAGGAAGCTCATCGTCAGGCTCATCCACAGGCGGAGCAACGGGCTTTGGTGCTGCCTTCGGAGCCGGATGCAGGATGTTCAAGAACGACCGCACGAGAGCAGCTACGGACTTGCCAGGATCAAGCTCTGCGCCGGCATTGATCTGAGCTGCCACGATGCGGGAGGCACTGGCGATGCTCGACTGGATTTCTATGGAGGCTTGGCGTGGGTCGCTGTAACTCGGGGCGGGGTTGCCCACGTTACCGCTGCCTGCCGGAAGCGCTGCCTTTTCGCCCGTCACCTTGAAGGACTTCGGATCGGCATCGATGTAGCCACGATCGTTGGTCTCTGCGGTGAACGTAACGATGTCACCGACAGCAGCCTTCGGAGGGTTGAAGCCGAAGCCGTACTTCTTGCCATCAACTACGATGGTGTAGAGCTTCCAGTCTTTGCCGTTCTTGTTGCCGGAGCGGAATGTAAATTCGTCGAACCGGCCCTTGATTGTTTCACTCACTTGTCGCTTGTCTCCTGTTGGTTATCGCTGTCGCTGTTTAGTATCGGTGTCGCTGTCACGCTGTTGCTTGTAAAGGGTGGAGCTGGGCCGGTGCTGATCTCCGGCTTTGTGGCTTCTCGCCACATTCATTCGCCTTCGCGAACTTCAACGCGCATCAGCCTGCGCATTCCAGCTCCGTAGACTCTAGTCAGTCCCGCCGTACCGATGCGCTTCGCCCCGCATCCACTCCTCAATGAAGTCCATTGTTAGAGCGTTTGCGGCTATGTCGCTGCGCTCCTTCTCTCTTTCTTCACGACTGCGGACATCCGAAGGAGCCACCAAAATCTCATCAATCTGATCTCTTGTAGCCGGTCGTCTCACTGCATGGAGCCGATAGACGTAAGTAAGCTCATCCCTCCCTGCATCCTCCGCCATAGCCAGTGCAGTTTCCTCGGACACTATTTGATCCGTAGAGGGACACAGGCTAATGGGGCGGTTCCAGTCGGAGGCAGAGAGGAGTACGTAGTGAGTTTTGATGGTGTTAGCTCTCCGATGTTTTCAGTGCTTGTTCCAATGGGATCGGCTTGTAGCCTGTCTGTTCCGCACTCACGCACACGTATCGCGGATCATCAAACCACTCCTCGTCTCGTCCGTAGTGCTGTACCGCACGATCATGGAGGTGCCCGTGGATGTTCAACTTGAATCTGACCAGCTCTGTCGGGTGAACTGGGATGTGGCTCAGAATGGCCCTCTCCAACACTGTGTAGGCCCGAATGTCCCTGAAGTACGGCGTGTATTCCTCCAATCGAAAGACATCGTGGTTGCCCTTGATCAGCACCTTGTCGCCGTTCAGGCGCCCCGCTGTGGGCAGCGCCTTGCGGTTGATACAGAAGTCGCCGAGAACGTACACCTTGTCCTTCGGCCCCACCGTGGCGTTCCAGAGAGCGACCATAGCCTCGTCCATCTCCTCGGTAGTGTCCCAAGGACGGAGCTTGGAGCCATCGTCCCGAAGGAAGCGGCATACGCCCTTGTGTCCGAAGTGAGTGTCTGCGATAACGAAATCGGTCACTTCAAATCCGCCCAGGTCTGTCCCACTTTCCCTTCCGACAGCAGGGGCACCTTCATCTTGAAGTACTCCCCCGCCCTCTTGATCGACTCACAGCCGATCTCTAGTATCTGTTCAGCTATCTCTGGGTCGCATTCGTACACATACTCGTCGTGCATCATGAGGACCCGTCTTGCGTAGAACTGTCCAACTCTGTAACCAGTATAGCACTGTTCAACTGTAGAATCAAGGATTATTCCGCCTAGCTGGCGGTCCATCCAAGCTGCCGAGAAGTCCATCACTACCGAGCCCGTGGACTGGATGAGCAGGTTGACCAGGCTGTGGCGGGCTCTGGACCACACCTTGCGGCCGTCTATACCCACGATGTACTTCTTACCGTTTGCTTCCCAGTGACAGCCTAGCGCCTCGTCTAGGTCCTTCAGGGGCTTGTTCAGGTCCCAATAGTCTTGGTGTCGCTTCGCTGCTTCCGATTGTGAACACTTGATCGTGCCAGCCAGCTTCTTGACGCCGCAGAAGTACCCGAGGGCGTACGTGCCATTCTTGGCAATGCTGCGGTCAATGCCCCAGAGGTCTGCGTTTTCCTGATGTGGGTCGAAGCCTTCGGAAAGAATCTTTTCAGCGTAAGCGCCCCCGTCGTATGAGTAGGTGAAGTGCCCCTTCAGCCTGTCCTCAAGGCTCGAAGCATCGAACCCCACCAGCACCTTCCCCGGAGCTGCTTTGAACAGCTCCCGCATCTCCTTCCCTAGTAGGACGTGCTCCTTGTTCTTCGGGATGTTTGCTACTACAGAATGCTTCTGTCTGAATGTCGGCGTGATACCCGCTGACGCTGCTGACAATCGGCCGTCGAACTCCAAGCGTCTGTTACCAAGCCACCCTTCCAGCACTGACAGCCGGTTCCGATAGGACAGCCACTTCACCACTTGCTTGATCAGATCGCCCTGCATCGAGAGCAGGTTCGGGCATATCTTCCCGTTCTCCTGCATCTTTGGTGACGACTTGATCGGCTCCTTCGTCTTCGGATCGCGCAGCGGCTTCCCGTCCTCTCCTCGCTCGAAGTTCCACAGCGTGCTTTCCCAGCCCTCGGCCACCAGCCAGCTCTTGATGTCGTCCTGGTTCCCCAGCTTCATCGGCATGGTGGCAGGAAGCTCCTTGCCGCCTTCTATGCGGTGGAACGTGCCATCTAGCCAAAGAATCTGGTTGTCGTTGCAAGCCTCTACTCCGTGCTTCTGTAGCCATTTTAGGAACACTTCGGAGTAGGAGCCATCCTTCTTAAACGGCCGTGCTGGGATTGTGTATTGGTGGCGCTCCGCTGATTTCAATTTCCGTGGCGGAAGCTGGGGTTCACACTCTGCTTCCAACCTCGTCTGTTCCTTTCTGATGTACTCCGTCAGTTCTCTCGCCTTCTCAATGTCGAACCGCACCCCGCACAACTCCTGAGCTGCCTGCAAATAACTGCACCGATGAGCAAGGCGGAGTGCTTTGTCCCACGAAATTTCCATCTTCTACGGTTTGAGAGTTGGCAGTGGCATCCAAGCTTCTGCTCGCCAACCATCTTCTATTCCGTGCCAATACCCGTTGCTCACGCCGCTCCATCTGCAATCTGTGAAACGGCGGTATATGAAATCGTCCTCCCGAGTCCTCCAAGCCTTAGCAAGAATGTCGATCTTTGTGTCTCCGGACCCACGCGGGGCCGTGCTCATCGGCTGCCATACACTACTCATCCGAAGGAGAATCCAAACGCTGCCTTTCGACTACATCCGCCGCATACGCTCCAATGACGTACTTGCAGGGTTTGTCTTTGATGGCTAGCCAGAGGACGTGCTTAAGCTCGTCGTGTGTGAGGTCTTCCAGCATCAGGTCTACGTCTTCTTCCCATGCGTTTAGAAGATCGAGGGATGCATCATCTTCAAAGGGGGGATCAAGACAAGGCTGTACTTTTAGCATTTGGGTGTCGCTCCGCTGTTTAGAATGGACGAAGGCAGGAATAGATCGAGCATCCCGCAAGGAAAATCGTGAGCACGCTCAGTGGAACCGAGACTTGATCTTTGAACTTCATGCCCCCTGCCAGAGAGGCCACGATTAAGAATGCTCCGGGGACAATGCCCAGCCCCGAGATGAGCTCATCAAGTGTCACTGTGCATCCTCCGCATGAGGCGGAGCCGAAGCCACCAAAACACACTCCACTATGTAGACAGTGCGATCAGCCATGAGGTCTCGGAAGTCGTGGAAGTTCTCCTTCGCTTCACTCAGCGCTTCTTCCTTGGTCTTTCTCCACTGACCGTAGTCAGAAGAAGACGGCTCCCACCAAGTAAAGCGATATTCTTGGGAGGGATCGGAGGCGTAGGATTCAGCGGATGTATTCGGTAGCTCGCCTGCCGGCGATGTGTCGCGCCCTTGGCGCTCTTCCTGCGGTCGCTGGACAAGCGCGTCCCGCCAGTGCGGCACCATGACAGCGTCATCGGCTCCGCTGCTCACCACGAGATACAGCCCATTGCGACGCCACCGCCGCCCAACGTCGTACGCAGTGGGCTTAATGGCGAAGAGCATCTCTGCACCATCCTGGTCTACTGCATACCACTCAGCCCACGAAGGGGCGCGTTCCCAGATACTGTTCATCTCTGTCTCCTGTACGTGTACACTTGTTGCTTGTCTAAGGAGGTCCTATGGACAACTCCCTACGTGTCTATCCCGTTGCCACCTACGAGGCTGGCCCCATGCTCCGTCTCGGCCTCTTCTGCCTGCGCTTCCACTACTGGGCTACTCCAGAATCCAAGCCCACAGTAGGAAGGCGTTACACCATGACGCCTGCTCAGATGAGAACGCTTGCCAAGCAGATGCTCGAAGACGCAGACATGCTGGAAGCTAGGAAGGCTGGCTAGCGGCCCTTGGCCCACCACTGCGGAGAACCACGCAGCGCCTGCGAGAGCTGCGCCATGCCGAGGTGCTCGGGGAAGAAGCCGACCTTCTCCTGACGCAGGGCGTTCCTGTAGACAGCCGCTTGCGGGCCGGTGCTCTGTGCTAGCCAAGTCTTGAGTGTTCGTGCCCACCCAGCCGAAACGGGCTTGAGCTTTTCTTTGCGTGCAGGCTGTTGCTGGTTGCGGTTGTTCAATTGATGTCTCCTGTTAGGTGTTTCGTTGTTCCTTGATCAGCGCCTTGTAGACTTCGTGTGTCAGCAAAACGTCGTTCTCGCAATACCGTCGCATGTCGTCGCTATACGCGGTGAAGTCCTTGTGATCGAGCTTCGGAAAGCCCAGTACCTCTCCCCATTTTTCTAGCGAATGAGCCCCGCCGTTCCTGTCGGCGTGTTGGTAGCGGCTGAGAACCAAGCAGTCTGTGATCTTCACTGGCCGTCCGTTGAATGTGTCCGGGCCAATTGCGAAGGGCAGATTCCAAAGTAGCCACAGCACGTAATGGTCGAAGCCGACGCCATTAAAGGAAATCAGATGCGTCCATTGCTCGCTGTCTCTGACAAACTCTTCTCGTTCCGTGTATGTCTTGATGTTGCCTGTTGCTGTCTCTAGAACGCTTATGCAATGTATCTTTGACGTATAGGGAAGGAGATCATCGGTTTCACAATCCCAAACTATCTCCAAGCGCAGCCTCCGCTTTCCGTTTTGACCACCACGCCTTCGAGCGCACGGATTGCTGCGCCTTGAACTCGTCCGTATGTCGCATTCCGAGGGACGGTTTTTTGCCGGCTCTTGCCACACACAATCTTGCACGATGTTCTGCGGAGAGGCTTTTACCTTTATGGGAGATGGATATCTTCTTCCTACTTTCTTCGCTCACCTCGTGACCCATACGCTTTGCCGACATCTTTGCTCTCGCCTCTGGCGTCCATTGTTTATGGTTCATCCTGGACTTAGACATACGCTGCAATGTCTCGGGAGAATGTTTCCTCCCCAGCATCGGCGAATGAGCAGAAGGACTCACGTTATACCCACGGGCAACGGCCGTGCCCAACTGTGTCAAATGAAACTGCTCCCGATCAAGGCGCTCTTCTCTCAAGCATTCTTCTATTACCTCAAAAGCGAACGCCAACTCTCCATATTCGTCCCATGCCTTTTGTAATTTTCTACTGTGGTGTTTACATCGCCTGAGCGCAGACAGATGACAACGTTTGCGATGTTCAAAGTTCACTGCTGAGCCTATGTATTTATCGTCATTGACCGTGTTTCTAATTTGATACACGCAACAAACTGCGGAGACCATTAGTAGTCAACCTCGACCGGCTCCAGCGCCCCCTTGTCTGTGTTGTAGAGAAGATAATCCCCCAGTCCGATCGTCCCTTCTTCCCTGTTCTTAAAGATGCGTGTTCGAGTCAACGGCCTCGCTGTGTCGTCTGCGGGGTCGGTGATCTGCCGCTCGATGCCGATGATGTTTGAAACCAAATGCTCAAGACCTCCGCTACCTCGGCCGTCCTGATAGGTCAGAAGCTCCCAATACGGGTACTTCGTCACGCCAGCCTTGTCACGATCTCGGGTCTTGCGGTTGATATGGACGACGAGGATTAGGTGGATGTCTGTGTCCTCAACGAACTTCGCCAGCTTCGTCATGAGCTGGTCGATCGCCTTTCGTTCGTCTTTCTCGTCGCGGCTGGAGATGACGTAGCTCATGTGGTCGAGCACGCCTGTCTTACATCCCTTGACCTTGACGAAGAACGCCAGCTTGTTGAGAAGAGATTCGTCGGTGAGGAGGGACTTCGCATTCGTCAACAGTTCCAGCCTGCTAAGAAGGTTGGTGTTGGCGTCCTCTACGACCTCGCGGGGAATGATGGTTGGGTCGCGACGGAAACGATTGAGCGCGACGCCACCGTGAAGCGCGATGATCCCTTGCCGGGTCTTCTTCTTTCCTTCCTCCAAGAAAATGTTGAACACCGGTTCAGACTGTTTGGTCAGTAAGTCGTACGTGACTTGGCGGCAGGCAGTCGTCTTGCCTGTGCCTGTTGGCGCCAGCAACAGAGTGATCTCTCCGCCTCTAAGGCCTTGTAGCTTCTTCATCGTGTTCGGGAGAAAATCGATGAACACCCCTTTCTTGTTCGGGATGAGCAACTCTCCGATGTCGTCAACCCTGCCGTTCTCGACAGCCTCGGGCGAGTAGTCTTTCGCACCCAAGAGACAGCTCCACCAACCCTCAACGTCTCCGGCTTCCAGATACTTGCCAGTATCTTTCCGCTTGAGCGTCATGATTTTGACTTCGCACTGCGAGACTAGGTGCTCTGCGAGAGCCTTCGTGGTAGCCATGCCCGGGCCGTCGTTGTCCAAGCAGATGACCACGAGCTTGTGCGAGGTGAAGAACTCCAGCTCCTTGCGAGTAGTGGCGTCCAGCTCGCCGGCTTCATTAGCCCCGTTGGGGAGACTGGCGACGTTGTAGTTCTTCCCTTTTTGACGCAGCATTTCCCACGCCGACATTGCGTCGATCTCTCCTTCAAACACTAGGAGCATCTTGGCGTTGGGTTTGCACTGCTGGGAACCGAAGAGGCCCTTGATCTTCCCAACCACGGAGAACTCTTTCGGCAGGCGGCGCTTCTTATACCCGACAATCTCTCCTTCACTGGAGTAGTAGGGGTAGAAGTGGTCAGTGATTTCCTGAGCTGTCTCTTCATCGACAGCAACGCGCACACCAAATCTACGGCAAGTCTCTTCCGATATGCCGCGATCTTCCAAGGCACGGAATGGGTACTTCTTGATCGCAGATAGTTCTAGACCGCTGTCATTCTTCATTCTGTTCCGTGTTGTGGGTGTTGCTTGTAGCGGGTAGTACTTGTTGCACTTGTGGCACATGCCGCCGCGTTCATCGGCGAACACGTTTAGATTGTCACCAGCCGTGTCCTCTCCCCGCTCAGCACAGCCGGGGCACTGCGTCTTCCGCACCCGTTAGACGCCCTGTACGCTTTTGGGTGTCTCTTCGATGTTTATCGCGGGGTTCTGGAAGCCGGCCCAAAACTTGCGAGTGCACCCATCCCAGGCCGAACCGGCGAGGTCTATATCTATACAGTCGCTATCACCATCACAGTATTGGAAGTGCCCTTCTAACATCTCCAGAAACGTCGGAGAATGGCCGCGCAGAACCTCGACGGCATAGGCGACACGATCCCAGAATGTTGCTTTGTACGGTGCCTCATCGCTGTTTCTTGTCACGTAGAAGTCTCCAATCAGTGTAACGTTGCACTCGTATGTTTGACGGCAGTACTGCGACTACACACCGGAACAGTCTCAGTTGCTAAGTCGGTTAGGGCGCTCACAATTAATCGCGCCATCGATTCGGCAGGAGTCGGACTGTTCAGGTCTGGAGTGCTGTCGGTCTCGGTCTTGAGTTCTACTTCGCCACTGGCCGTATCTTTAAGTGTGAATGTGAGGGTCGTCATCACTCGGCCTTCTGAATAGCATCGCCGCTTTCTTGCGCGGCTTTAGTCGCCCTGTTCATCCGTCTCTCCCTTCGACTGACCATTGATTGAAGCCGCTCCCTGAACGCACCCGCAGCACGCGGGGAATAGACAAGAAGCGCCCCTATGATGCTCAGAGCCAACACCTCCAGCCCGAAGCAATACCGGCTATTGAAAGCCGTGGAGTCCTCTTGCGTAAATCGTGCCAAATCTTCACATCCAGCGGCACTTTCTGTCATCTTTACATCACACACTGTTCCATCTTTGGACAAAGTAGCCGTAGGCTGTCTCACGTTCAGCGACGGATCAGTAGCCAATCACAGATACGAAGGTATCTGCGGCAGAGAGGAAGCTCACGTGATCTTCACGGTGGTCGTTGTAGCCGAGCCGTTCTTCTTCCGAGGCATTCAGCGACAGCGACACCCCTAAGCCGTAAGCAACAAAGCCTTTGAGATGGGGATTGGTATTGCAGGAGGGGGAGGTCATTCGAGGACCTCGCGGAACTTGCGGGGGTAGAGCATCCCAGCATCGCCGGTGTACCAAACGCCGCTATCACCCGGCAGCGCGAACGAGGAAATGAATACTTCACGGGGAACGGGCTTGATGCGCCATTCCCACTTGCTGTTTTTGAAGTCTGGAGTGAATGTGTGATCGAAATCTTCCCAGTCCTTCCCGTCATAGCGGAGCTGCAACTCCGATCCTCGCGAGTAGGCTTCGATTGCAACCTGATTACGGATGACGGTTTTCGCTTCGTCTCTTGTCATGTGTCGTTTCCTGTATGGGATGTCGCTTGTTTCTTGCTCATCAATTTCCCCGCCTGCTCAGTTTCCGCTGCGGTAGACTGGCCCTGTATGGAGCCCGATTGATGAGTACGGATGTCGCTCAAACGTTGATGTGACGCCGTTTCTCCCTAAGACTCAAAATCCAGTTCTGGCAACAGAGTGCGAGTTCGATTCTCGCCTTCGGCACAAGCACTTACAGAGTTTCTTGGCGCCGGACTTGCTCATCAATTCTGGGCTTGCTCAACAATTATCGCGTTGCAGTGACTTTCGTACCGATGCGGTTGCGCACATAGCCCTCGGTCGTGGCGACAGTAGTGTGGCCCAATTGTTTCTGCGCTTGGCGGATGTCCCCGCTCTCTGTCTTGTCTGTTGCAGCCTTCGCACGAAGGTCTCGGAACTGAAAGGCAGCAGGATCAATCCCAGCAGCCTCTCGGGCCCTCACAAACGCATCCTGAAGACGCCCCAGTGTCAGCGGCTTGCCCTTGTCATCCACTACTAAGCGGGTTGTGTCAGCGGCGTAATCGCGCTTCCTGTTCCTGATACGTTCGATCAATCCGGCCAGCGCATCAGACAGAGCAATGCGGAGCTTCTCTCCGGTCTTCCGCTGCTCCACTTGCAGAGCACCGTCTTTGATATGAGTCTCTTCCATCTTCAGTACGTCCGAAGGTCTCTGACCGGTCAGATACGCCAGGTCCATCGCATCTCTGAGAGGCTGCCCGGCTTTCGCCAGAACAGCCTCAACCATCGAATCTTCTATGTAGACCGTCCTGCCCGCCTTTACGCCGTCGATGCCCGTACAAGGATTTGCTAGGGACGTGTATCCCGCTTCCTCACGAGCCCAGTTCCATATGTGGGACAGCAGAGCCTTCTCTCGCGTAGCTCGTACGTGTCGTGGTGCTCTCCACCGCATGTACTGACGAACATCTTGCGGGGTGATGGCCTCAAAGGGACACGGTGGGTCGTTGAAGAACGCGAGCAGCTTTGCCAGTTCCAGCTTGTTGCCGACCTGAGTAGCAGGCGCCTTGGTCGGTATCACTCTCGCTCGATACTGCTCGGCCACGTAGGCGAACATGATCAACTCGCGAGGCTTCTCGGCTCCAGTGCCTTCAAACTCAGCCCACTTCCGTATAGCCAACCCGTAGTCAGCGCCAAGAGGTACGTGCTTTCGTGGCGAACCGCCTGCATCGTAGTAGTAGTAGACCCTGCCAGACGACCACGTACGCACCACGAGTCGGCGAATAGCGTTTGGTTTAGTCGGTCTACGTCCCATGCCTAGGCTGCCTTATTGGATTTCCAGGTTTTGGTTATCGCTGTCGCTGTTTGTGATCCGTCGATGGCTGACCATGTGACCACGGGCCAGCCGAAGCCATCAACGTAGTGCCTGATACCGTTACGCACGAAGAACTCAATCTGCTTCTTCCGAAAAGGTGTGCGCGTCATCGCTGCAATGTCTTCTCGGGACAGAAACTGAGCACTCATGCCGCGGCTTCCAAGCGGGCGCTCTCAACCAACAGAGGCACGATGTCATCATTGTCGGACTCTGACATCCATGCCGTCGCAAGCAACGGGTGCAGTGCCGATCCACGCCACCATGTGAATCCGAACTTGTCCAGAATGACCAGCGTCAACGTCTCGTTCTTGCCGGCCAGGTTGCAGGCCAAGGCGGAGTAGCGCCGCGCTTTCTCCAAACTGATGGATTTCCGATTGACTACCTCAATTGCTACAACCCCGTCTGCCGTCTTCTGATGGAAGTCGGGTCGGAAGCCAATTGGAAATACGTCGTCGCCCGAGAGTTCACGGATGCACTGTGAGAACCCTTTTCGCTTTGCCTCTGCAAACTCCCCGACCATTTTGGGCAGCACTTCCACCGGCCGCTTCCTATTCTTCGGTGTCGGGCCTAGCTTGAAGTGCTTCTTCGCGACCTGCGTTGCCTTCTCCAGATCGCCGGTGCCGCAGCTCTTACGCACCTTCTGACCCTTGGCACGCCATTCCAAATACCAGTTCGGAGAGACGCTCCTTTTGACCAGCGAGAACCGATCTGTGAGCCTAACTCGTGAGCTTTGTGTTTCCTGTAGCACGTTGCAATTCCCCTTGTAGCTTTGTTACTTGTTCATTTAACAGTGTAAGGTCGTGCTTATCTCTTTCCATTCTATCAGTTGAGTAGAAGTAGTGCAACACTAGATATATGAATAGAGCTAAAAGGCAGATTAGTATTCCTATAGTACCAGGGTCCATTTTGGTAGCTCCCTACGCGGCTGCGCCGCTCTCGGGATGAGCAGCACGTAGGGCTGATTTTACCACCGATCCTGCGCATCGAAGAGACACCAAAGAGCTACTTAGCCCTGCCCTTGTCCCATTGCTCTGCTGCCTTCAGGCCCTTAAGCCACTCATTCGCTTCCTCTGAGTCTGCCGGATAGGGATTGATCCTCTCCTGATCCGAGAAGAAGTAGAAGTCATAGCCCTCGTTGTACGCTTTGCTCTGATTCACTTAGTCCTCCTCGGGACATTCGCCAGGTCGCGGTGTGGAGGTGTCGGGGTGGAGTGCGGCTTCCAACATCGCCCGCGCTTCCGGTATTGCACGTCGCCAGTGCTTCCGATGTTCCAGCGCTGCATCGAGAGATCGGCAACTCTGAGACTCTTTGTCGTAGATGAACATTGCCAATCTTTCGACTCTCGCGTCTGTCACACCAGCATCCGCCTCCAACGCGCTGACCCTCGCGGTTAGTTGACGGATCACGTCTGCTGCTTCGTGCACTCGGTCATGGAACTTACTTTTCGGGTCAGAGCCGCAGTACGCATCCAAGTAGTTCGCCAGTTCCAAGGGAGTGCGACCATCAACCAGCCTTTCCCTCTCGCTCGCATCCATCAGGCGTCTCCGGTTGGTGGTGGCGGGAGTGGTTGCCAGTGGGTTGGTGTGCAGCACGGGTTTCCCCAATGATTCGCCCAGGGCTTCGCGCGGCCTGTCTTATGGTGACTCAAGTCGCGCTTATAACCGGCTGACACTCCGAGCACTCCGGGCCAATAGGTGATCACCTATTGTCCGGTAGGCGCACTCTCAATATCCCGCCACCCGCCAGATCGCAGCATCTGAAACTCAGCCTCGATAGCGCGCTGCTCATGTTCCGGCAGGGACGCGATGTACTGTTCAAGATTCACTCCCCATCCCCCCTCTGCAATCACAGGCTGCGGATCGCACCCCGGTAAGACCGTTCCTACGGCGAGATACTCCGGGACCGTGCAATCCTTGTGGCCGTTGCGGGCTTCGTCATCCGTTCGTAAGGCGGTGCTACGTGCCCAGTTGATAAGGTCATCGACCGTTGCGCGTGGCGATTCGTAATAGTCCGGACGAAGTTTCCCAGCGATCATGAGATGACCGATAACCACTTCCTGCCACATGCCTAATGCCTCACACCTTGCCCGCAGCTCGGCGAGCTCACGCCGCAGTGCCAAATTCTCTCGCGCCTGCTCCGCGATGATTTGCCGATCCCGCTCAGCCGTGTCGGTGGTCATGGCTGCGGCTCCCATCCGACTACATGGTCAATTTGACCGGCATCGGCGACTGAGAAAACAGTCACCTTGTGGTAGGTGCTTTCAACAATCGCTATCGCTTCCCCAAGGGATTTTGCAATCACGCCCACCACCTCTCCGCGTGACCAGTTCTTGTCCTTGTCGTAGACAAACTGAATGCGCAACCGCCAGTGTCGGAACTTACCAATGGTATGCATCACCCCTCCCCACGCGACTCTGCGCTGGTGGGCGGAGGGGGTGCTGCGGCGATCATCGTTCGGTAAATGTGCTTGACCGTCTCGAAACCGGTACGCATGTCATCAGCGTCTACACCAGCATTGACCTGCACAACAGTCGGCTCCCTCGGCACCACCACACACTCCGCAGGTACGGCGGCTGGTTGTGCGGCTGTGGGTGGCTGGGAGGAACGGGCGCGTTCTGCTAGCACACGCTCAGCTAATCGTTGGATGCGTTCCACTCCGGTTCCTGTTTCATGGTCCGGCCAATCCGCATCACGAATCTCTACCAAGCACATAATTAGTTCATCCGTCACCGCCTGCGCTGGTTGTGCATCGGCCTCTCCAACATCGTCATACGCCCATGCGTCAGGATGGCAATCAGGGCACGGATATCCGGGGCAAACGTGTGCATCGGACGGGGCGGAGAGGGCGGCTAGAACTTCGACCAATGCCTGCCGCGATACGCCGACTTCTACACCTTCGAGGTCAAGCTGCCGCTGGTGATTCGTAAGTGCATCAATCGCACGCGGATCAATGCCACCAACCCCGCTTGCGGGCGCAACGGCAGGTGCGGCGGCGGGGAGGGATTCGAGGGCGGCTTTGGCTACCTTCTCAGCCTCCCAAATCATGGCGTCCCATATCGGGCGAATTTCACCTTCCATGCGGACAGCATTGTTGCTCTCAGGAAACATGTCGCGAACCGGAGCGTAATATCCAGCGCTTAGAATTTCGTGCGTGGCCTTACGCGGAACGATCACATACTCATCCCCAATCCGGCGATCACCTGCGGAGGGGTGGTGGTGTTCCGCTCCCGCGCGATGCCACATCTCGGCCGACTTCACGACGACATGGCCGGAAATTTCGATCCCAATTCCGCCGGCCAGCGTAACGAAGACTCGATACCCGTCTCCATGCCATACGGTCTTGTCGGTGTTGG